GCGAGTGTGGTATGATTGTTAAACATGTTAGTCTATCCTGTTCTGTTAGTTAAATTCTATAATTATAGCTTAGCTGTTACGCTCTCCTTGACTCGCTGGCGTACCTCGGCGATTTTATCAACCTCAGTCCTATTGTCTGTCTTAACGCCCACAGGAGTGCCACGGGAGGCTTCCAGAGCGATGTAACGTTGGTTAACAGCCTCGCCATACTCCTTAACGTTTGCTAGCTCCTTCGTCAGCGCCTCGACCTTAGCCTCAAGTGCGGCTAACGAAGTCGTAGAGCCAGCCAACGATTTAATGTCCGCGCTCAGTTGGGTAATCGCCGACTGTACGTCAGGAGCGGCCTCAGCCTGAGACCCAACACTGGTTTTGGTTTCAAATTCTTTCTGTTCCATATTTTTAAAGTGATCTAAATTCTCGACCCGCAGATAGCCGGCCCTTTTTTCTAATGGTTGGTTGTCAACTTGGGGTGTGTTTATTTCGTTTTTCATTTGAATTGATAGTTGTAGATCTGCGTAGGCGTCGTGGATGGTACCTATCCGGTCTGCCAACCCCAGAGCCACCGCGCGCGAGCCGTGGTAGGCACCAGCCCGCCACACTTCTGCGTCGAGACTGGCTGGGCGATTAGCTGCTACAAATTCTTTGAATTCCCTCGCAAGGTCATTAACCTGACCCTGCATATACTCACGCTGCTGAGGCGTGAGAGATGGACCATGCCCAGTTGATTTTAGGTCTGCTCCCTCGTTAGTAATCGGCTCAAATTTCAGTCCGATTAACGAGTACATCATTGACTCGTCTACCCATGGCGCGACGACCCCGATAGACCCAATTAGCGCAGAATTTGTGCAGATTATGTAATCCGCCCCGCTCGCCATGTAGTAAGCGGCAGAGGCACAAACACCGTCGACGAAAGCGGCCGTGGGAACCTGGAGGTCGGATATCAGGTTAGCAACCTCGGCACACCCAATCGCGCTGCCGCCTCCCGAATCTACTGTGAACAGGAAGGCTTTCGCACCAGCTTCCAGAGCTAGACCGATCTCAGCCTCAAGGTCATTGTAATCGCAAGCGCCGCACGATTTTTCTAGCTGGCTGAGCCGTCGCCCCGTGACACCATAAATATCGATAGTGGCAATTCCATTCTCGTCTAGCTCAGAAAACTCTTTCCGACTAACTACGGCGTCTAAAATGTTGATCCTGCTCTCAGGATTGTTCATCTTCCGCTGAACTACCTGGTCGACCGACCTAAACGTACCGACGTCTGAAAACCACGGACGACCGTATACCTGCTCTAAAATTCGTCGCATCCTAACTCTGGTCAGTTGTCAACCTCGTCACCGTCTGACTCGGCAGATTCTTCCTCCTCAGGATCGAGTTTCTTCCCTCTAGGGGTGCCCTCAGCATCTCTCTCTTCCTGTGCCTGGACAGGGTCTAGACGCATTGTGGGTGGTCTGTAGAGCTCGTACGGGACACCCGATTCCCTGCATTCGTCTAAGTCCTCGGCGATCTCTCTGATGCACTGTTTGCGCATCTTCCTAGGATCATAACCCTGCTCGGACCAGTATTGGTTCAGAGACATCATTCCGTTTCTGACGAGTTCGATGTTCAACTTTCCATCCCTTCCTCGATCGACAGTCAATGAAGGCGGCGTCTGCCAAGTGGCGCTATCAAAATTAGGGTCCTTGCATATAGGCAATTCACCTCGATCCATTGCGCTTGCCAAAACTAACCTCCTGAAGTGAATACAGAATTTATCGATTACTATTCTCCGTATAACTTTCAGCAAAATCTCTACGTCCGCCAGTATATAGCGTGTGTTAGCCCCGCCCATCTCTGACATATCCCAAATGAATTCTGGACTGAGACCCGCTCCAACAACTGCATCCCTACCTAGGTAGTCGAGGAGCTTGATTAGATCTGCATTGGGGCGGTCACTCCGGAGCAAGTTGACTTCCTCGTCCGGTTCCAGGTGGATAGTATTACCACCAAATATTTTCTCGAAGTTAGGATCTACCTTATCCTTCTTACCAAAACTCGAATCTCCGAACGCACCCGACCGCGTTTTCATCGTAGCGGCGAATGCCGCGTGGACTTTCGATGCCCGTTTCTCAAGACCAAGTAGATCGACTATGTCTATGCCTTGATTAACTCCGTGATAGACCCACGGCAGTCCTCGTCCTAGGCCCGCTCTCTCTGAGTCGTAGATGTGTAGAACGTTTTCAGTATCTACCTCACGGAAGGTGTTTCCCGGCTCTTTAAAATAGTATTTAAGCGGTGCTCCGTATTCATCGTACTTAATCCCATCGACTATATCCGGATCACTAATAATCGATCCGTTATGATTATAACCTACCTTAGCTGACTCAACTAACTGATATCTCTGACGTTCACCGTCATTGATCAGAACCACGAAACATTCACCGTCTCGCAACATGTGTTGCGCAATCGCTACCTGCATCGACCAAAAATTCCTCTGGCGAGTGACATCCCACGTCTCGGTTGTGGCTAACCGCTTAAACCATTTGTCGGCTAACTCGTTCCATGCTAGGTCCTCGGTCGCCGCACTAGGTGTGATTCCTGTGCCGGTAGCATAACGAGATGGCTTGTTGGCTAACGACCTAAACAATCCAGAGGAACCGTACAACCAGTTGGACTTTTTTGACAATTGGTAGCGAGACTCTGGCGAGAGTATCCGTTCACCCTCAGCGCTGAAATCAGGTACATTAGACCGCGCCCGACTACTCTGCGCACCAACGAAAGCGCCGTTGCCTCCCCACCATCTGTTAATCCAACTCTTGAATCTCTTGATTGGCTGCATAGTTAGTTACAATTGGATTTGTGTGAAGTCGGTTGTGTGGACCTTGCTGGGCTCAATACCGGTCCCTTTGAGGGTCTTCAGGTAGTTGATAGCGCACATAATCAATTCGCCGGGGTGTTCGCCCCGATAGAAAGTGAATTGTGTTGACCTACCTCCTTCAGAGACGGAGGTAATTTTCCCCGCCATTTGGACTTCGTCGATGGTCTGGAAGAGAATGTCTTCCAGGAATGAAATAGGATCTTCTGGGTTCTGCCGCTCGGCGTACCAGACCAATGCTTTGACTCTTAGCTCCACTCAGAGGGTGGAATGTCAACTACGAGCTGCGGTTCCGCTCGTTCATCCTGCTCATCCTCAGGCTCATTCAGCCCGACGTACGGGGCCACGACATCCCAAAAAACTAACTGCATTTTCTCACAGTCTCCTAGGTGGTTGTCCCTAGAAGTTTCCCACACGAATTCGATCCCCCCACGTGGAAGATTCCTCTCAACTAACCTCTCGGCTGTCAGCTGCTCGATGTATTCATTTGTGATATCGATAGGTAGGTACCACGCCTTACCGGAACGTTCCTTAATCCTGTTCCGATACAGTTCTTCCTTGAATATATCGTCGTCATAAGTGTACAGATTGAGTACTTCCCGATTCCTGTCCCGCTTGTGTTCTATGGCGGAAACCCGGAAGGATGAACGTAGTCCCTGACTCCTAGACGCCCCCTTTGTAGGGGCAAATTTTCCACAAGAAGCCAGGCACCAGTCATAAACGCCCTTCCTATGACTGGCCGCATAACCGGAGTCTATCAGCGCTTTATATATTCCATAAACTTGACCATCGAACTCGTATTTTGTTGATACTATCTCTCCCAAGTCCTCGTATGAAATGGCCGCTCCGTAGTCTATTAAATAACTCACACCCGTTCTCTCCCAAGCTCTAATGACCCACCAAAAATTCGTTTGCTGCACGTCAACTGTCATAGCGATGGCAATCGGCTTGATGGGTAGTTCTCCGCGTCTGTAGTCCGGGGAGATCTCTACGATTTCCTTAATTACGCTGCGTTTAACAATTGTCGCTTGACGCATCCAGGGCAGACCTAGGTAGCTGTTGAGGAAATTGTGCATCCTGCCGACTGACCCCTGTGACTGGAGGAATGATTTAGCTATCCCGCCCCACGTTGCGAATGGTGAATATAAAGCTGAAATATGAAATGAACGATGGTCTGAAGGTGAATCCGGGTTAGTTCTAACCCATTCGCCCTCAGCGCTCATCATTTTTTTCTGATCGTTGTGAATTAGTCCGCCGCACTGTGCACATTGATACCGCGTCTCACGCTCAACTAGATCGAGATCATGAGTCCCGTCCGATCGTCGGCATTCTTCTGGCCACCAGAGTCCTCCTTCTCCGTCTTTCCTGAAAAAATACAGCTCCTGTCTAAATCCGCAATGTGTACACGGCACGTGGAATTTTTCTTGCGAGCCTTTAAGGTAGTATTGCCACAATTCGCCGAACTCAACCGTCGGAGTAGAAATAATACAGACCTTACGCACGTCCTGGTAAGCTATGGTCCTATCAATAGCTAGCTCGACTGCGGGAGCTTCTCTGCTGCTCTCGCCCGGCCACTTATCTACCTCATCCAGCTTAATGCGTTCGGCGGAGAACGATGCGAGATTATTAGGTGAATTAGACCCTCTTAACCTAAGTGTTGCTCCGTTCTTGAAGATCTTCTCTCGTTTTGACCATTTGTCCCTTCTCCTGTCTGCTAGATTTTCTACCTCCTTACAATATCTGAAATGAGGCTCTAACTCTCGATCGTTAAAGCTAGTAACCAGTTTGTCGGTCGCTGTAATGTATTGACCAGGGCAGGGGTGGTTAGCTATGTCCCAGAGGACCAGATTTTTCAGGA